ATTATTATGTTTTTGTAATAATATTTGTATTGTTTTTATTAAGAAGTGAAAAGTAACTAAGACAGCTAAGATGCAATGTTGCTTTTATCGTATTATCATTGAATTTTGTATCTTAGCTGTGTCTTGTTTGAACCTTAGTTGTCTTAGTAGTGACTATTTTTCAAAGATTCTGAAGCGTTTCCCATTCTTATATCGCTGTGGGGAATGTGTTCCAAGGGCTGCGTTTATGCTTTTGGAAAAGGCAATGGCGCTAATTGAGCGGTAACCATTTTCTGTGCAGAACAGTTGGTAACGGTGATGTACATCGTTGCACGGTTTGTTAATAATGGCATCTTCTCCAACATCATCAATGAAGGCCAAAACAGGATTGTTTTCCTTTTCGTATTCAGCCTTCTGTTTCTGAACAGCACTGGAATATGTGAAGGCCTTATTGGCAATGACGCGCTTCAGGCTTTCAATACTAAGACGGATGAAATATTCAATACATTCCTGTGATTTCAGGTCTTCCCGAATGTGCGGATTGAAGTCGGGGTCATCTTTGCTGAAGGTTGCGTTGAATGGGATGATGACCAATCTGCGCAATACAGCGCCTGTGCGGTCTTTAGTTCGCGGAATATCGTTGGCACTGAACACTAAAGTGCAATATGGATTGAACTGAAAAGGCTTTTGTCCTTTTTCTTCAGCCTTTATAGTGTCACCTGTAACCACTTTTTTGAAGATGGAAGTGTCTTCAATATACATTCCTGCAATATCATCACCAAGGTTGGCGAGTTTACCAGCAAGGGAAGCGGTATCAAAGCGAGAACCTAAAGAGTTCAAATCAAGGCTTGAATAATTCAAACCGTTAAGCATATTCTGCAATGCGGCAATGTAGGTTGATTTTCCGTTTGCTTTGTCTCCGGTCAGGATGAAGGCTTTACCGCCGGCCAACAGGGGACTTCCCGAATACAGGCAAGACCCGCCCAGTTCTTCCAACAATGCCCTAATGTCTTTATCCTGACAGGCCAGCTTGTTCAGGGTAGAATCCATCAATTCTGAATAAGCTGCCAGATTAAAATTCCACGGAATCATGTTAGTGGTAATGATAGACGGACTATATGGAACAAGTGTCCCGGCGGATACATCATACAGGCCATTTTTGAAGGCAATGAAGTTGGTATCAATAAAATGGTCATCAATATCCAGCAGTTCCAGATACTTCAGAACTTCCTTCCGCTGCGCATCACGCAGATGGGGAATTAGTTGAATCATTTCAGATTCAATGGCACGATAACCGGGAACATAGATACCATCTTTGTAAATGTGAAGCTGTCCATTGATTCTGACAATGTGCTTGGCGTTCTTCAGGTATTCGGCAAACTTTTCATGCAGTAGCGTATTTCCATCAAAGAAAATGGGCTTCTTGAAGGCATCATCACGCAGAATCACTTCAAGTTCAGAATCAGACAGGGGTTCTTTCAGAACATAGCGATTCAGCAGCGTGATACATTCGCGGCATTCTTCCACGGTGAAACCGCTGCTTTGCAGGGTCAGGATGTAGTTGAACAATGCCTGATTGCGGCCATCACCGGCATCCATTGTCAGGAAGTCCGCTTTGGTCTTGACTGGAAACAACCATTTTGGAATTTCTTGATAGTCGTGACCTTCTTCAGCATCCCATTCAACAAAGCGTTCAACACCATCCCGCTTCAGAACTTCATAAGTGCCTTTGAAACCAACCTTGATGTCAGCAGTAAGACCAACGGCAAGTTGTGCATGGGTAGGGCAACTTTTAAGCTGTGTGTTCCTGAAGATGAAGTGTTTGCCGCGTGTGGTATCAATTACACGGCAATCCAACTGCAAATCTTCCACAATGTTCATCAGAATTTCAGCTTGATTGCCGTCATCAAGGTCAACAAAGATGGTATTTTCAGCCAAAACCCCTGCAAATTCAGGAAGGGATTTTACTTGTTCATAGGTCTTGAATTTGGAAAGTCCCTTATACTTTTCAAGGCTTTTCTTCCCTCTGACCTCAATATAGCCTTTGTACAGTTCACTTGGCATGGTGTTCACCTGACTTGATGATGTTCAGAATGTGACTTTTCTTTTCGTCAGGCAACTCTTTTCGCAACCATCTACAAATAGTAGTTTCATCAACGCCGATTGCAACGGCTAGTTCCCAATGCTTCATGCCGGACGCTTTTAAGGCCTTCCGAATCTCTTGATTTGCTTTCAATTTTGTCATCCTTTCTGTTGACAGTTATTATTATTAGCGCTATAATAATGATACACCAATATTAACCTTTAGTAAATACACTTATGCGGGGATTCCAGAACAGAAAAGGTTAATATTGAACATAGTGTAAAGAAGGTGATTACAATGATTCATGTGGTTTCAGCAGTTCCGATTAGTACAGGAAGTCGATTGAAGGAACTGATGAAAGAAAAAGGAATGACCCAAAAAGAATTAGCGGAAATATGTGGAACGCATGAAAAGACCGTTAGCCAGTGGGTAAATGATAGCTGTAAAATCAGGAAGGCCAACATTAAACTACTGGCCAAGGCACTTGATGTGGATGCTGCTTATTTGGAATGTAAACAAGTGGGCAAAAGCAAACAGACCGACAAACAAAGGCAGCAGGCTGTATTGGCTGAACTTGACAGCAAGGAAGAAACAAAAAGACTATTTGAAGAATTTGGCCGAATGTCTGCCTTCATTAACTATCTGAAGGCGCTTGGCGTTCAAATTGATGGATGTCCAGTTGATGGCTACGAGGACACCGTGAAAGACCAATTTATTCAGGATGGAAAGCTGATTACTATTGAACAAGGCATAAAAGTACCAACAGAATATGTTCAATCAATTTCGCTTCCTGATGGGACAAAATTTGAACTTTCAGAAGCAGAATTTGAAAAAATACAAAAGGATGCTGAAGAATTCATCCTGTTCAAAATGAATCAGGCATCAAACAAAAAAGCCCCCTGACCGCTGCAACAGTCAGAAGGCAAGTAGGAAAACAAAAAAGAACCCCTTCCAATGCTGCAACCATTGGAAAGGGCTGAAAGGTGACAAGCAATCAAGGTGGTTGATAGCTTTATCACAGCTATTATATCAGACCTTCATTGCTTTTACAAGAAAACAATGAAAGGAATGTGACACAGCATGAATGGTGGAATCAGAAAGCGCGGTTCAACATGGTCTTACTACTTTGACCTTGGGAAGATTGGTGGCCAGCGCAAGAGAAAAGAGAAAGGCGGGTTCAAGACAAAGAAAGCAGCAGAAGCAGCTCTTGCGGCAGCTATCAACGAATACAACAATGCAGGACAGGTCTTTGAACCCTCTGAAGCAACGGTATCAGACTACCTTGACCAATGGTATGAGCTGTATTGCAAGCCCAATCTGAAGTACAATACCCAGCTGAACTATTTGGGCGTCATGGAAGGGCATCTGAAGCCCAGCTTTGGCAAGTATAAATTGAAGGCCTTGACCCCGGCGGTGCTTCAGGAATACGCCAATGATTTGAAGCTGCATGGCCTTGCCAAAAGTACAGTTGTTGGTATCCTAAGCGTCTTTTCTGCTGCGTTGGATTATGCAGTTGAACCGCTGCACTATATTTCACAGAACCCTTTGAAGTATGTACGCTTCCCCAAAATCGAAAGAAAGCCCAGAGAACGCATCATCCTGACCTTGGAAGATTGGCACACCATCATTGAACGCTTCAAAGGAACGCGCTTCTACATTCCCCTGATGATTGGTTTCTATACCGGCCTGCGCATCAGTGAAGCCTTTGCCTTGACATGGGATGACATTGACCTTGAAAAGCGTACCCTTACAGTCAACAAACAGGTGGTAAAGCGCAACTTTGGTGCTGATGTAAGGAAGGTTCTTGAAAAGAAGGGAAAGAAGGCCGTGCGGTCATCGTGGTATTTCAACACCCCAAAAACACAGGCATCATACAGAACAATTCCTTTTGGTGAATCACTTTATCAGGCCTTGAAGGCTGAAAAGGAACGGCAAACCCTGAATGAAATCAAGTATGGCCCTTACTATACAATTCATTGCTTGGCCAAGGAAGTTGATGAAAAGGGAAACGATATGTTCAGGATTGTTCCCCTTCAGAAGTGTGTTATGAGCCAGTTGCCGCGCTGCCGCCTGATTTGCATTGCTGAAGATGGTGAATACACTTCAACAGACACCTTCAAATATTGTTCCCGCATCATCCACTTTGACCTTCACATTGCGTTTGATTATCATTCTTTGCGCCACACCCACGCAACCATGCTGATTGAAGGTGGCGCACAGGTGAAAAATGTACAAGCCCGGTTAGGACATACCAACATTCAAACCACGCTTCAGACCTATGTACACGACACAGAAAAGATGGCTGAACAATCGGTTGACATCTTTGAACACCTGACTGCCCAATCATCATAAAATGAAAACAGGATTGAAACCAAAGAAGTTCAATGGTTCAATCCTGTTTTTCTGTTTATTGGGCATTTTTTGAAATTAGGGTGGCAAAATGGTAGCAAATAGCCATTTTCAACCTTCTTTAGAACTGCAATACTTACGATTTATCGCGCACTAGCTTGACTATACACTCCACATGCTTCGTCC